ACAGCACCCCGAGGAGCGCCATAAACCGCCCCGAGGTACTGGTTCAGTTGAGACTGCGGCAGACCCTGGAGGAAGTTGAAGCGATTGATGTCGGACTGGAGCGCGGCTTGTTGGTAAGCCTCTGCGGTCTGTCCTGCACCCATCAGTTGCTGAATGTCACCGTAGTCAGCAGCCGCCAAAGCAGGAGCGCCACCAATCATTGCCTGCTGGCGAGCGCGTTCGGCTTCATAGTTCTGGAAGGCCAACTGCCCCGCAGTATTCGCGAGAGTCTGAGCCAACTGTCCAGAGGCGCGGTCTTGAAGCTGACCCATCGCACCCGATCCGTACCGACCAGCCCTAGACGCTTGCGAATTGATGTTCTGCATCGCATCATAGAAAGACTGTTGTGCGGCTTGTGCGGCAGGCTGAAACGCCCCCTGGAAGAAAGGGTTTCCACCTAAGTATTGACCCTGAATGGTGGAGAGAGCCTGCTGTTGAGCGCCGGGAAGCAAAGGAGAGCCGTAGATCGCCCGATTCTGAAGCGCGGTCAAGCCCTGCTGCGTCTGTGCGGAAGGCCCGACAAAGGTCTGCCCAGGGTAATACTGAGGAGTTTCGGTCTGATAGAGCCGTTGGGCTTCGCTCAGACCATATTGGACGTACGGACGGACTGCGGGATCGAGTTCGTTCGTTGTCGTTTGAGTTCGAGTAGAACCACCCATTTAGACCTCCAGCGCCCACGATCGGGGCTTAAAACCGAGTTGCTTTGCCTTGCGCGTCCAACCCGGTCGCCAAGATTCAAAAGTGAGGCGTTTCGCATCACCGTGTTGAGCAATGTTCATAAGATGCTGCCAGCCTGCGTCGAAGTACCCGACTTCGGAAAGGTACGCGCACCAAACATGGAGTGCGTCGTTTCGGGGCTGGAGAACCATGAACCCGATTGGCCTTGCATCCACCAGGCCGACCCAGAGCATAGATTTCCCGTTAAAACAGTCTGTGTAGACATCCTCGGGAATCCATCCTTCCGGGGTCTTGTGGAGAATCATCTCCAGTCCTGGTCTGACGAATCGCCACCATTGTCGCAGATCGTTGGGGGAAATCAATCGGACTTCCATCATCCCACCAAAATGTAAGCAAAGGTCTTATCGGCTGTGGAATTAGCGTAATGGCTGATAGTTGCCGATCCCTGAGTCTGCGATGAAACGTACACATTTGCAATGCTCGCCATTGATACGCAGTTTGCCGTCACGATTGCGCTTGGAGTCGCCGGACGGGTGGGGCTTGTCTGAGTTGGGAGCTGTTCAAGCGTCACCAATGTCGAGGTTGTCGCCCACATGATCTCCATGTAGTCATTCGCCACCAACTCAATAAAGTAATTCAGGGCCGCGATCAGATGACCATCAATGCTGCCATGCTTATTGGGGATTGAGTACCGACTGTTACTCCCGGCCACATCAGTTCCATTCTTCCTGAACCAAATGTCAACGTCCTGAATCTGTGAGTCGGCATTTGCGAACTGGAGCGAGAACTGGATGTTGTACGTCCCAGGGTTCTTGAAGTTGACTCGAGAACTGTTGGATACCGTAATCCCGTTTGAGTAATCAGTCGTGTTCAGGGTGACCGCATACGCCGCTGTGGTCGAGGCGGCAGTCTGATCTGTGGAGTCCTGAAACGCTCCAAATGGGAGTTGATCGGCATAAGCCGCAGCAGAGAACGGGAGAAGAACGATCTTCGTATCTGTGCTGATCCGCTCGTCGTAGAGAGTCGTGGTCAATGCCCCACCCGTGGCGAGAGTGACAGTCCCCGTATTGTTGGACTTGCCATTCATCAACCCATTGACGACCTCAGAGATACCTCGAGGATCAGCGCCAAACGGGGGGAGAACACGAAACATCATCGACGGCCCCTCCCGACGATGTTCACATCAACCCCGGCCATCGTTGTCCAGTTGCCAGTAGGAACAACTTTCACGCGATGGTACTTTCCGGAGCTTCTCAGAGAGACTCGGTTCTCATTGCTCGCCGCCACCGCTGTCGAGTAGATGATGTCGTCGTCCAGCATCTCACGAGATGCCACAGCAACAGTCGCAGACCCGTTATCAATCTGGGGCCGAGCCAAGGTGATGATGCTCGCGATGGAGGAAAGATCGCCAGTCTCAATGAAGGCAGACATAGGCTGGCCCTCAAAGGTGACGATCTTGGCATCTCTAACCCCGGCGAAAACCAACCGACCACCGAGCCATTGACGAGCATCCAAAGACACGCCAAGCGCATCAATCGAGGCCGAGAACAGGTCAAGACCCTCAAGGGTCACAGCAGAAGTCGCTGCCGAAGAAATGTAAGAGGCCGCGGTCGCTCCGTAAGACCAGCGGTTGAGCTGCCAGTTGTAAACCAGGAGCGAATAGCCTGCATTGGTGTTCTGATAGCACCAGATCACCACTTTCTTGACCGGATCAATCGCTGCGCTGAACTTCGTATACGAGGGAGAAAGGTCGTTCCAGAACCACCGATCTACCTTCTCAGCCCCGATTGGCGAGACTCTCTGGCCATCGCACATATAGAACCCGTCATCCGACAGGAAGAAGGTCATATTCCCGTACTGGGTCACAGAGCCAGGCTCATAGCACCCGATCTCACGAGAAATGGTGTCGAATTGGAAGTAAAGCGGTGAGCCGATATAGGTCATCCGCACTACAGACTTCTCCAACAGAACAAGCCCGAACTCTCCACCAGTTATCCCCTGGATATCCCCGCCATCAGGAATGTCCTGGAAGTCAGATTGTGAGGTCGGCCCGGAAGTCCAATCCGTTTCGTCGTTGATGTCAGACCATTGCACTCGGTTCGGATAAGACGAGATGTTTGCCGCGACCACGAAGTCACGGACAACAGTCAAATACTTACAGACCGGAGCAGCGGCGGCAACATCAGCGAAAGCGGTTCCACTATTCAGGGTGAAAGACTGAATCTTTTGCGAGTTATTGGCAGCAAGAACCACATCACCGAACTGGGTAAAGCTCCAATTCCCGCCTGTGTACCCACCCGTTTTTGAAACATTTGTAAGGTTTCTGTTGGTTGAGTCGTACTTGAAGAGCTTGGTCGCACCTCCGGCGAACATCGTGGAAGCGCTGCTGATCTTCCCAGAGAAGACGCGAGTCAGGTTCTCAGAGGCTGAGTTCGAGTAGTCCGTCAGGCTCGGGATAGGGCCATATCCAATCTGCTGAGGATAGACGTTGTATGCAGATTGGAGCGCACCCGAGATGCCTGGTTGATCTGGCAACCACTCTCCGAATGTAATCTTAGTTTCAGGCATTTCACACCCTCACCCATGTTCCACCAGCAGCGGCAACTGGAGTCCAGTTCGTTTCGGTGTCTGTAACATCAGTCCATGTGGTCTCATCGTTTGCAACCACAGACCAAGCGGTCTCTGTGTCAACCACTACCGTCCATGTGTCCACAGGAACCACCACATCGCTCCATTCTTGCCCCTGCTTCGTTCCGTCGCAAGTGACAACCGCAACTCCAACAACAGACCCAAAGCCTGAGAATGTTGAGTTTGCGTAGCAAGAAACCTCTGCAATACCAGTAATCTGAGCGTTAGCACTCGCAACCAATCCACCATTGGCGGTGACCGTTGCGGTAGCGGTGATCTCAGCAGAAGCAGGCTTGACGGTCTGAGCAGCACAAGAAACATCTGCCGAAGCGGTTATTGCCGCATCGCCATACTGAACTCGTATCGCCTGGGCCGTGAAGTCTGCCGTCCCCGTGATACTGGCAACACCCGCAAAGATCGGAGATGCCGCACAAGTAACGCTTGCTTCGCCAGAAATCTGAGCGGCACCATCAATCACCAACCCGCCAAGGGCCGTGACGGTAGCTGTCCCGATAATCTGCGCCGAGGCATCCTTGACGATCTGGGCATCTGCCGTAACCGTCGCGGAAGCATCTATTGAGGCCGCGCCAAATTGGACTCTCGTGCCATCTGCCGTGACGGTAGCTGACGCATCTATCGCAGCAGAGCCAAACTGAACCCGTGTTCCGTCTGCCGTAACACTCGCAGAAGCGGTAACAGAAGCAACCCCATCCCACCGGGTAACGCTTGTCTCATAAAGAGGCGAATCAAGCGTTAGAGTCAGGTCATCCAGACTCGCCTTGAGGTTATCAAGGGAGTCAATTGACCACGGTGGGTAGAGATCGGCCATTACGTCAGCGTGACCGTGAGCGAACCAATGGCGATACGGAACACATCACCCGTGGCGATGGTTTTGGAGGCATCTAAAGCGGTGTGGAACAGCAGATTCCCACCCGAGGAGGCATCCCGAAGGCCGATATAGGCCACCGTTCCCCACGAACCCGTAGCCTGGGGAAACTCCACAGCCGCCGAGTTTGAGGTCACCCCGTTCGACGGAGAAGAAAACGCCACGGATTGACGGGCGTAAGCGTTTCCACTCACCTCAGTACCTGTATCCGCATCAGTCGGGTCTGTGGTGTACAGCGCCACATAAACCGTTGCAGGACTCGTGTAAGAAGTGTTGCGGAGAACGGCATTGATTAGCGCATTCTCAAGATAGTTGGAAAATTCAGCCATTTTTATCTCCTAGCCAGAGTCATCGTCAGGGGAACACCTGCGTATTCTCCCCGATCATCGGATGCGTTGATAGTGTCAATTGCCCTTTGATACAGCGCGGCCCAGGTGTTCAGACGCTCATCATTCATGATGTAAGGCTCTGCCTCTCCCAAAGAAGCGTAGAGCAGCGCATCGGCGCAGTTCGCCAGGAACACATTTGAGGTGTTGGAGTCGCTCAGATAAGTCGGAGCTGCGTAGTACAGCATCCGCACGTTGTAAGCAGAGTCCGGGATCGGCGCAAACTGGAAATCACTCGCCAACAAGGTATATCGCTTCGGAATGCCCGTGTTTGTCGCGTCGGCATTGCGATAGAAGATGTTAGGAGAGAGGTACTCCAAAGCAGAGTTTGGAGTCGTATTCAGATGGATGTCCCGCATCTCCAGGAAATCGCTCGGAAGCGATAGCGTGGAGTCGTTAGCGGTCATCGTTGCATTGACGAGCTTGAGCATCTGACGAATCCGCAAGTCCCGGCGAAGGCGGTTCTCTGCGAATGTGATGAAGTCAGGAATCTTGCTGGTCAAATCAGACCGAGCCAGATAGTCTGCAACTGCGGTCTTGAGATCGGAATAGGTGGAGATAGCCATCAAATCCTCCCCGGACGGGTGCGGAATGCGCGGTTGTCAGGATGGTTTAGCCAAGCCTTAAAACGAGCCTGATCGAGAACATGAAACCCTCGCATGATGCCCTTTTGGTTGAGATCGTCAATCACCGATAAGGGAATAGAAGCGATCTTATTGCCCAACAGGTCATCACTCCACCGAGCGCGTTCATCATAAGCATTGAATTGCTTACGATTGGACTCAACGATACCGCCAACATCCTGGGCGCTCTCAATGATGATGCCCCCATTGTCATCGGCGTGAGCCTTACGGTGGACTACCTTGATGTCTTCTAAATTGGTGTTCATGTGAAAAAGGGGGCTGAGTTGCCCCGGCCCCCTTAGTTGTCACCGATAGATCGGCTTAGGTCAGGTCAGCGGCGATACCGTGAGCAGCCTGGTTGCGAACCTCGAGCGTGTACTCGCACAGCAACTGGGTTTTCTCCGAGTCACCCGTCTTGGCCAGCTCGTTCGTTTGGAACGGGCGCAGGAAGGCCACAGCAGCGTACTCAGGATCAACCACGAAGGCCACCTCCGCGCAGTCGTTGTTCGCGTTCATGAAGCGGTTGGGGACAACCGACACAGAACCGAAGTCCGACAGATAGATGTCAGCAGCGCCGATGATGGTGGTCGGAGCATCCGAAGGAGCCATGTAACGCTGAGCAGCGATGCCAGCGAAGGCCGAAACGGTCTGCTTGTGACCAGGGTTGACCATCAGAATCTTCGGCGTGCCGCCCGACTCGTACACTTCCTTAATGACCGTCTTGAGGATGGTCTCGGTGAAGGTGCGATCCGTGCCGCCCACGCGAGCGGTCGTGCCCAGGTTACCAGCCGTGGAGTTCGTGCCACCGTCGAAGTTGCTGTTCAGCCAAGCCTGCAAGCCACCCAGGGTACGGGCGGTGGAGCCAGCCGTGCCGTTAGAGGCGGTCTGGTTGCTCAACAGGATGTGTTCCATGTCGCGCTTGATCTCAGACGAAGCCTTCGAGAGCTGATAAGCCAGTTCCGACTTGCGGCCAGCCTTGTCAACGGCTTGCAGCGTTCCGGTGATGCCAACCGTCTTCTGGCTGATCTGGGTGCGGTTGCCCACACGAACAGTCGGAGCCAGGGTAGCGGTGGTAGCGTCAGCACCTTCCACAGCAGCGTTGGAAACGCTAGCAGCGGCCAGGGAGTCGGTCTGCCACTCGTGCAGAACAGCGGTAGCCTTGGTCTTGCCGATAGACGACATGAAAGGCGTGTCGGTGGGAGCGATGTTATAGATGATATCGCTCAGGTCTTCCCGCATACCAATAGCGGCATAGGTACGAAAAGTGGTCATGATGTTTCCTTAGAGTAGACGTTCAAACAGGGCCGCAGCATCAGAGACTTTTCCAGACTTCCTCAACTGCGAATGAGCTTTCTTTACTGTTTCGTCTGCCGCTACCTTTTGGGTTGCTGCATTGCCTGGACGAAGCATCTTCGGCGCTTCACTTACTTTCTTGGTTACTTGAGGCTTCTGGCTCTGTAACTTCGCGTATTGCGCGGCCATATACAGAACCTGAACAGCTCGAGAATCGTAAG